CTTTAGAGACTCCGAATATTGATCCAGAGCTCGTCCGTTTGAGAGAAAGAGTTCAAAGAGTTAAATGCATATGCCTGCATAAAATGGGGCTTCCAATTTTGACGAATGTCTCCAATCTTAAGCCGACGATTAAAAAGAAGTTGGTTGATTCAATTGAAGCCTTATTTAAGGACGGCGATGATTTAGCAATTATTAAGGAATTCAATGAAGTCTGTAATCAAACAATTTGGGAAGAAGGCTCTGACATGTATTTAGAAGCGCCTGTATATGATAGGTAGATCTTTCTCTCTTTAATGATAAACTGAAAATTTATAATATCTTCTCAGTTTATAATATGTCAGGACAACCTCGCCTCAATCCAACCGACGGAGCGAAATTTCGCCAAGAGTATTTAGCCAATTTAGCTCTTCAAGCGAAAAACGATGATGATAATTTACAAGCTAATACGATCTTTAAGAAGACTGGGCAAACCCCAACGCAACCGACTGACACCCGCAACACAACTGAAAAGCTAGCAGATATTGAACGCTTAAAAATAGATGTTCGCGCTAGCCTTGCCGAAATTGCTGATGGTCAGCAGGCACAGGATATTGTTAATCAATTGGCAGGTGATGCAGACGCTTTGAGATTTGTAGCTCAATATATGCCCCAAATTATTGCAGACCTTAAACCAAAATATAAATATGGCATTTTGTCGGCTGTTTTTATCCCTTACATTATGCGATATATGGAGAAAGTCAACCAGACTCAAGGAGTTGAATTTGGACTTCAACAGGCAACAGGGAGAGAAATTCTTATGACTAATCAACAGATTTTAAATGATATGGTACAAGCTGGAGATCTTGACCGAGTTATTGCCAAAATACGAGAGCATTCTCGTATGATACGAACCGAAACAGCTCAAGCAATCAATAGAAATGTTGCATTGCTGAGACAAGTTATTTTAACAAAAGAAGATTTAGCCCGTATTGGTGGAGTAGCCAATGCAATTTTAAGAGAACAACTACAACGAGAAGTTTCTGAAGCAATGAGAGAATTACCATCAAGAGATGAAATAGCCGAAATGTTAAGACAATTGGAAATAGCAATTAAACATGATGATCCTGTAAGAGCTGAGGCAGTTGGTGCTGAATTAGTTGATTTGACATTTGCACCCCCTGCAACGTTAGCAGTTGTTGGGAATATAAAATCAGAAATTGGATCAGCAGGTGGATTGAAACAAGGAGGAGGAGGAGAACCAGATGAAGCTAATATGTGGTTTAATATGATAAGTCCAGAGAGAGCAGATAAAAGCGTAAAAGGAAGCCACATGAATTATTGGTCTTTTTTTAATAGTTTGAATGAACAGGGAGTTATTCAATATCCATCTCCTTCTGGGAGAAACCCATTTAAACTAAAATCAGAGGGAAAACCATCTGCGCCAACACTTAAAGATTTAAAACATTTTGCAAGCCTACCGCAGACAATAGGAGATTTGAACGCATATTTTGGCGGTGCTGGGGGTGGCGGAGCTAGTTCAAAATTACAAATGGGGCCAGGAATGACAATGGGCAAAAGCGCCCCAACACCTGGGCAATTAGGAGCAGTTGAAGGAAAAGGAATTAAGGGCAAAGGCCTCATTAAAACAAAAGCAGATAACTTTATTGAGTTCGGTAAGCTTTTAATTAATCCCGCAAAGTTGGATGAGAACATAATAGCCATTCGCAGACCAACAGGACGAAACACCCCAGAATTTCCTACGGAGAGAGTGAGTAAACACCTTGGAAAAGTTATTCGCCATATTAGCGGGGGAGGAGTGCCAGCCTTTGAAGATCTTTCAAAGCTTGATGAAAATGAAAAGCGATACTTGCACAAGCTAATGAAATCATCTAGCCTAATTGACCGTATAAGTGTCCCAACGCCAAACAAAGATGAAGACGAGAAAGACACTCATCGCTTTGAGGTTTTAAAAGGGGAAATTCTTAGTGGAAACGACTCAATACAATTAATTAAAGAGCTAAAAGTATTGATTTTGAAATTGGTCAATAAAGATTTATTGCCGAAGAGCCAAGCAAGAGAGATATTGTTTGACCTGGTCTCTTTGGGACATTAAAAAATATTACCAACAAAAAAAACAATCAAAACATTTAGACAAATAATTTATTTTCTCTCTTTAATCATATGGAAACGTTTTACTCCTATAATCCGAAAGTTGCAAATCCTCACATGAGTAATGATATAGTTCAAATGCGAAGCGGGACAAGACAAGTGCCATTCTTTTTTGGTGGGGCTCAAGCTCCAACAGATCTATTTTTAAGAAAATCGCAATATGATGGATCAAAAGGCTCGGGGTTGGTCTCGTCTATGAATCGCGGGCTTGGTCATCATATAGTGCAAACACCAAGTGGCAAAAAACAAATTGCAAGACATATGCCATTCATGTAATTTAATTTATGATTTAGGCATAAAATTTAAAATAATATTGTTATATTATATTAAATGAGAGTCATCGTTCTTAATAGTTCAAACCTTGTGCAGGACGGACAAAATAACAAGCTTGTTTATAGGTTTCCCAATTCAACGCTATTTAAAGACAACTCTATTGCTGTCTCATCTGTTAATATGTATTATTCATGGTTTAACATTACGGCAGCATTAGGCAATAATACTTTTTCTTATACTTGGACTATTGGAGGAGTTGTCAATTTGAGAACTATAGTCATACCCGACGGGCTTTACCAAGTAAGTACTTTAAATGATCTTTTACAATTTAACATGATAAACAACAATGATTATTTGATTGAAACCGCATCGGGTGATTATGTTTATTACGCAGAATTTATTTTAAATACTTCTCGGTATGCAGTGCAAATAAACACCTACCTTGTTCCAACTTCGCTCCCTGTTGGCTACACTCAGCCAGTCCCTTTTAGCGGATACCCAACCGTCGCATGTAATCCCATCATAACATTGCCCGCAAAATTCAATGATCTTTTTGGATATGTTCCCGGTTTTGCAACTGATAATAATGTTGGCAATCCTCCAGGAGTCCCAGCAACTACTACATATGTCAGCAAAAACCAAGCAACCGGCACAATATCATACATTAGCACAACTGCTCCAAATCTACAGCCAAACAGCTCTATATATTTTGCTTTATCAAATATAAACAATCCTTATTCAGTTCCTTCATCTATTATTTACGCTCTGGCTACCAATGCAAACGTCGGCGACATCATACAAGAACGCCCTCCGCAATTTATGTGGAACAAGCTCATTGATGGGACATATAATCAATTAACTTTAACATTTTTAGGAGCCAATTTCGTCCCGATTATCATAAATGATCCACAAATGACAATACTTTTAACAATTAAAGACAAAGACGAAATGAGCATTAAATAAACTCTGCTTAATAATATATAAATGAATTCTGAACTTCAAGAGAGAACTTTAGACAATTTTTATGATCAATTTCACCAAGAACATATGAGATTGTCTCAAGCTGTAAAATCTGGAAATGTGCCAGAGCAAAATAAGCATAACCAAAAAGAGATTACAATACTTAATTCTCTCTTGGCAAACATTTTGAAATTGAAAACTTTGAAACAAAAACAGAAAGATTCATAATTTTTTATATAGCCATATTATATAATGCCGATGATTCGCTCAGCAATGCTACCAATGAGTAACAGTCATTTGAGATTAAGTAATATGCGAACGCTTAAGAGAGGCGAAGGTTGTGGGATTAGAGGGAGAGGATCTGCCGTTGCACTTTTAGATGGTGGAGCTGGTGGGCAATCTTCTTATAGATCTATTGATGATTATATGGCGACTACAGGCATTAATCCTTTAGCAAGTTCTTCGGGGCGAGGTTTAGAAAGATTCGGAAAGTCCCTTGAGGGGTTAATGATTAAGCCAAAAGGCAGAAAGCCCAAAAATATCAATTTCTCTCTTTAAAAATTTAATTAAAAATATTTAGGATTATTTCAAAATATTTTTATCTATGTATAATTCATAATGTCTTGCGATAAACTTGTGTTTGACTTGTCTCAAGAGATTGAGGGCTCTCCTAATGTCTTTGTGAAAAAAGACTTTTTGAATATTTTGGATTCCATGAATCAGAATTACAGTGGCAACCAAAGTGTCATCGATACATCTCAATTAAGTAATTCAAACAAATTTTTATCATATAGGGAGGCGTACCTGGAAATTCCCTTACTGTTAACGCTGTCAACCACTGCACCGACCGCTAATTTTGTTCCTGCTACGGCTGGCATTGATGGAGCGAAGGTAGTTGGTCTGAAATCTTGGTTTGGGCAAATTATTCATTCTTTTACTTTGGACTAAAAAAAAAAGCTTGTGTCGCTTTTATGGTCCTAAAAGTCAATTCAAAAAATTGGCTAGTTCTTTAAGTAATTAAAGAGCAACATCTCCAAATTGCGGGAAACCCCTCAAGGCAAAGATTACTAAACCATATAGGAAACTTTATGGCGGCGACTGCTAACAACAGTCGGTATAGTAAAAAGATCTTTGTTATAGGGCAATCCGCAGCCAGTTCTCTAAGTCCGATATGATAAGGATATGAGAGCGGTTCAACGACTAAATGCTGATGGGCTTGATGAATCTAATCAATTCATATGATGGCTTAAGATATAGTCTAGTCCCACCCGAGAGGGTGATTGCCCCATTTAAAAAGGCAATGAGAAATATTGTGAGGTTAAATGCTCACAATTTAATGCTCGGTACTTCGATAACGGCACTACGGTAATTCAGCAAACCCCATACATCAACATGTGGAATTCATTCCGTTTGATGACTTCTCTCTCTCTGGGAGATGTTAAACTAGCTTCTAATATTGGATTTTACCCTGATAATGCTCTAGCATTTACTATTGCTCAGGCTGCGGATAGCTCTCTCGCACCTGGTCCAGATGGTCAAGGAGTTTGCAATAACTCTGTTGTTCCTCTTTCTTCTGTTTATACGGGGACAACTGCAGGAGGACCCCCTGGACTTGCCACCATCACAACCCCCTGCGGTTTAGTTCCAGGAATTGGTGGTTCTGTTTATGATACTCTTCTTGGAAACACTGGATTTGCCAAACGTCAGCAATACATCGCATATGATCCTACCGCAACCCCTCCCGATTCGCGCCCTTATTCTTTCCTTCTTACTCAAACCTCATGTCAACAGCTTTGGAAATCCGTCGTTTACCAAAAGGTCAACGGAACGGGCGCAGTCATTGGAAAAGTCGCCACCGCTATTATGGCGACAGTGTACCTCAAACATATTCATTCTTTCTTCTCAATGATCCCCTTACTTAAGGGCATTTTCCTCAAAATGACAATGAATTTGAACAACACCTCTGTTCAGTTTACCGTTGCCGCTCCCACCGCAACCCCTACAGATGTTATTGTTCGCGCTGGAACTGCTTTAACAACTATGTCATTGGATTCCGTCTCTAACCCTGTGGGAGGTGTTTGCCCTCTCATGATTGCCTCAGGTTCCGCCTTTCAGCCATCGGCAACCCTTGGAACTGCTTCATACATTGCAACGGTTCAGGTCGGCGCTCGTTGCTTGAATTCCCAGGTGGCTGTTAATGAGGGCATTTTGGCAAAGTCCATTTATTTGTATGTCCCCGCATATACTTTCAACCCTGTTTTTGAACAGTCGTATTTAAGCTCTCCCATTAAACAAATTAAATATACTGATGTTTATCAGTACAAGGTTGTTAATATTCCAGGCGGTGGAGCAGGCCAATTTAATAACTTATTGACGAACGGTATCGCAAATGTTAAGAGTATCCTCATACTGCCTTTTTACTCTGATGCGGTGGCTGGTGGCGCTGCGACTGGCCTTCCTGCCGGAATCCCGGTTTATCAGTCTCCTTTTGATCCTGCCGGAACGGGTCCGACGAGTCCTTTGTGTTTGCTTGGCAATTTCAACGTCGTTGTTTCTGGCCAAAATGCTATTTACAATACTCAGCGCTATGCATTTGAGCAATTTAACAATCAGCTATCGGGAGCCAACTCGGTCAACGGTTCTCTGACGGACGGCCTGGTTTCTTCTCTTATTTCTTCTCTTGATTTTGAAATGGAATACTGCTATTACTATGTCAATGTAAGTCGCATGCTCCCCGTAGAGGAATCCGTACCAAAAAGTATTCAAATTGTGGGCACCAACTACTCGCAAAAAGCAGTAGACCTCCAATGCTTTATTGAGTATGGCGTAGATATTTCAATTGATGTGCTTACTGGCTCAAGAGTCTAAATATAAAAGTAATTGAAATAAGATCCAAAGCAAAACGCCATTTTAAAATAGGTGGGCAAAATACTAAAGAAAAGTGAGAGCAAACCATTTGCAATTTGGCAAAGTAGCAAAAGTGATGTAGCTCAATAGGGTAGAGCGACGGTTTCATACGCCGTAGGTTAAAGGTTCAATTCCTTTCTTCACTAAATCCGCTTTGTAAAGCGGAAGCAAACGGTCTTTTTGTTTTGGGGGAGTAAGAGGGGCACTCCCCTCTATTTAGGCGTTATTTCAAAATTAAGTATTTGTCATTATTTTTTATCTATGCATAAAATATAATGAGTTTAGTAAGAATTCATGCTTCGCCGAAACAGTTGAGCAAACTTCGCAATGGCCACAAAGTAAGAGTAAAAGGAGCTATGGAGGGAGAGGGGTTCTGCATGATTGTGCATCCCGAAAGATATGATTTATTGAGCCGAACATTTGACCGAGGTTTAGGAATGGAGATTCAGCTGAGCCCAGAAGAAATTGTAGCAAACAAGGAAGCAGAACCCGAAATAAAAGGATCTGGAATTTTTGGAAAGACTGGAGATAAGCTTTTGAAGAAAGCCGGGGTGAAATCATTGGCCTATAAGGTGGGTGATATTGCAAAGCCTCATTTAAAAAAAGCTATTGATTCGGGATTGCATGCGCTGGCTGAATCAACTGGCCACCCAGAATTTGCCAAGCCCCTTGCTCACATGGCTTCACATGTGGCATCTGACTTTTTGGATCATCCTAGCAAATATCATAATATGGTTTCATCAAATGCTGGCGGTCCGAGAGCAGCACATGCGGCGCACACACTCGCCGGCCAAGTTGCCCAAAATCATTTATATGATCAGATGAACCAGCATTTAGGAACACAATACGGAAAACTGGCAGAGAGTGCTATGGGCAACGCTGCCGCGCATATGTCAAGAGCAGGAATGGAAGCCCGTCATTTACATGGAAGAGGTTTCGGTTTAGGAGTTAAGAGAGAAGTAGGCTCGGTTGGTCGCCATGGATCTTTTGTAGCTCATCAAGCCTCTTTGCCCCCAGCTTTGCAGTCCCAGCCTTTCAGTGCCAATTTCTCAATGGCCAATCAACTTCCGCCAAGCTACCAGCGGTTCAGCCGAGGAAGCGGTTTGTATGCTTGAGTAGGCCTAATTCTCAATAGGCATAAACAATTTAAAGACAATTTATATATAATCTTATAATGGAAGAGCAATATAAGACTATTGAAGGATTTGAAGATTATGAGATATCAAATTTTGGAAATTGTCGCAACAAATCAACAAGTAGAATTTTAAAACCTAGACCCATGAAAATGGGATATAATCAATATCATTTATCGCATACAACAGAAGACGGAAAGAGAAAGCAAGTTAATCAATATCAACATCGTTTAATAGCAATATACCATATAGAGAACCCATTGAATAAACCAGACATAGACCATATAGATGGCAACCCTGCAAACAATGATATTTCAAATTTGAGATGGGCAACCAAGAACGAGAATTTAAGTAATCAAAAAAAGGCAAATGGTAAAACATCAATCTATAAAGGAGTTCATTATGATAAAGCCAGAAACAAATGGACTGCAAGAATTGAAGTTAATAAAATTGTTAAACACATTGGAAGATTCAATACAGAAGAAGAGGCAGGATTGGCGAGAGATGCTTATATTTTAGAGCATAATTTGGAAGAGTTTTTTAAACTGAATATAAAAGAAAATTAAAGTTAAATCTTTAAAAATATAATCTAGGCTTAATAATATAGGATGCTTGACGATGGACAACTCAAAGATTTAGCAAAGCGAATGAGGTTCCCTTTGGAGGGAGTATATTTTAAAGATGAGCTCCCCCGTAAGCTAAAATATAACTGTGGCTATATTATTAATTTAGATAACTCAATAGATGAGAAGGGCGAGCCAAATGAAGGAACTCATTGGACTTGTTTGCAGGTCAATAAGTATCCAAGCGGGAATATAGAACCCATTTTTTTTGACCCTTACGGGGCACCGCCTAGTGAAAGCATTCGGGAATGGATAAAGAATAACTGTGGCAAATTCCTCCCACATACAAAGAAGGACGTTCAAAGCTTAATGAATAATGCTTGTGGCTGGTATTGCTGCGCTTTTTTGCATTTCGTTAATACATTTGAGAAGCGATCAAAAGATCTTTATCAAGATGTTGAAATGTTTCTCTCTTTGTTTGATGATTTGAATGAATCTATTGATTGGAAAAAGAATGAATATTTTCTACGCCTTTTTTTTCAGCCTGAAGATCCAGCACAACGCAAGGCGATTGATGTTCTGGCGGACACCAAATCAATTATGGGCGATGATCACCCTGGCGGTGGAGACATAATGAAATTGCCTGTTGATGTGAAAATGATGGGCAAATAAGGACTTAAAGACAATGAGACATATTAAGACATATGCCGAGGCTACCCGTTGATTATTCTAAAACCATCATTTATAAAATTATATGTGATGATTTGCCAGAGTTTATTTATGTAGGTTCAACTACAGATTTTAGAAAAAGAAAGTGCAAACATAAAACAGATTGCAATAATGAAACCGGCCAAAATTATAATTTGAAACTTTATAAGACTATAAGAGAGAATGGAGGATTTGAAAATTGGAAGATGATAGAGATAGAGCGTTTTACTGAGTGCATTGATGGCAACAGCGCAAGAAAGAGAGAACAGTATTTTATGGATGAATTCAAAAGCAATTTGAACACATATAAAGCATTTCAAACAGAAGAACAATTAAAAACCTATAATCAAGCATATCAAAAGCAATATTGTATTGATAATGTAGAACAAAAAAAGGAATATGCTAAACAATATTATATTGAAAACAAAGAACACAAAAAGGAACATGATAAACAATATTATATTGAAAATGCAGAGAAAATTAAAAAGAGAATCTCTCAAACTTTTACATGTGAGTGTGGTTCAGTTTGTCAAATAGGTAATAAAACTCATCATTTAAAAACAAAGAAACATATTAAACGTTTAGCGATTGTTTAATAAAATTTTAATATCTGTTATATTTATAAATGGATATTAAAAAATACATTCATGATAAACGTTCTAGCTTATCAGCCAGTTCAATAACAACATACGCAAGTATTTTGAAGAGTCTTTATAGAAAAGTATTTGATTCCGATGATTATGATTTGGACAAGTTTGCACATCAAACGGAGAAGGTATTGCATTATTTGAAAGAAATACCAGCCAATCGCCGAAAGACAATTCTCTCTGCTCTTGTGATCATAACAGATAAACAAGAATATAGATCTCAAATGATGCAAGACGTTAAGTCATATAATCAAGAGATCCATTTACAAGAAAAGACAGAAACTCAAAAAGATAATTGGGTATCCGCCGAGGATATTAAAAAAGTATTTGATGAATGCCAGAAGAATGCAAATATGCTCTATAAGAAAAGCAGTCTTAAGCCTTCAGATTTGCAAGAGATCCAAAATTTCATAATTCTCTCTTTATTGTCTGGGTTGTTTATAGCACCCCGCAGGTCAAAAGATTTCTGCGATTTTAAGCTTAAAAATATTGATAAAGCCAAGGACAATTTTCTGGACAAGAACACAATGAATTTCAACTCATACAAGACTGCAAAAGCTTACGGTTTGCAAAAAATTGAAATCCCTCCAGCTCTTAAAAAGATATTGACAAAATGGACTTTAAATAATCCGACTGAATGGCTATTGTTTGACACAAATATGAATAAGCTTTCAAGTGTGAAACTGAATCAACGTCTCAATAAAATTTTTGACGGTAAGCATATTGCTGTGAACAACCTTCGGCATACTTATCTAACGGATAAATTCGGCCATACTTTAGAACAGAAGAAGGCAGTTGATGAAACAATGAAAGAGATGGGATCCAGTGCGGGTATGTTGGATACATATGTTAAAAAAGATTAAATAACTTATTCTCTCTTTCTCTCTTATAACCAACTTTAAGAATAATTTTAAAGTTAGTTTATTTAGGAAATTTTTTATGTTGGGTTAATATATAAATGGCAATTCGTAGTTTGGCAAATGATTTAAAAATGGGATTGAGTAATGAGGAGACAGTTATTGATACCATTAAAAAGCAATGGCCAAGTGAAAATAACATTAAAAATACCAAAGAGATATATAATAGCGAATATCACCCTTACGATTTTGAGAGCGAATCAGGAACCACATGGGAATTGAAAAGCCGACGAAATTCTAAATGGGCATATCCTACAACAATTATCAAATGCCATAAAATGAGATCTGATCAAACAGCCGATCAATATTTCATTTTCAAATTCACAAATAGAATATGCTATATCAAATACGAGAGAGAATTGTTTGATACTTTTCAAACATCAATGCGATATGCTCCGCGACAAGGCAAAAACGAAATCCCAGAATTGCATATTGAAATACCAGTTGAATTATTAATAGATATTGTTTCTGCTTTGTAAAGCAAAGGCAAACGGCGACAGAGTCGCCCCCTTTTGATTTATCTTTTGGAAAAGATAAAATAAATATATTTGAAGATTTTTTAATATATTTATATACAAATGGAGAGAAATATTCATTACATATATGAAGTCAAATTTTACAATAATCCTTTTATGTCAAGCGCAACAAGAACAAATTATTATTTGAAACCAGAACAAACGCATTTTATTTTCTCTCTTGATCAGTATAGATCAGGACAGATCAAAATATTTTATATTGCAGTTCATAAAGATTCTCATCTGTATGCGCAAGCGCTGCGAAGTCTCTTGCCGATATCTACGGAAAAAGAAAGTGAGTCTGTTCAAATTTCAATTTAAAGATAATGGGACATAATGAAACAATGCCCATTGTATCGGTTGATTATTCAAAAACAATTATATACAAAATTGTATGCAATGATTTGCCGGAATCTGTTTATGTCTATATTGGACACACTACAAATTTTAGAAATAGAAAAGCATCACACAGAGCACAATGCAGAACATCAATGAATAACAATATAAAATTATATAAGATCATACGGGAAAATGGAGGATGGGATAATTGGAACATGATTGAAATTGAAAGATTCACAGAATGCAAAGACGGAAATGATGCGAGAAAGAGAGAACAATATTATATGAATTATTTCAAAAGCAATTTAAATATGAATAGAGCGTTTAAGACTGAAGAAGACCATAAAGAACGTAAAAAATTAGTTATTGAACCGCTAGAACATCCACAAAAAGATGAATTAATTCAAAATGCATTGAATATACGAATAGAAAAATTTCGAAAATTGCCTCATGTAATTCAATGCGAAAAAGAAAGAGAAGAATTTCACAAACAACAGGAAGAGAAAATAGAAAAACGAAATTTATTATTGCAACTTGAAAAATAAAAAGTCAAATTTAGATTTATTTACTAAAAAAAGAGAGAAATAAATCTAAAATTAATGAAATACTTTTTTAAACACAATATTTAAACAAAAATATAGCGTTTTCTTAATAAATATGACCATAAATGCATATAAAGGATTAAAAAAATGCATTTTTATAAGCATATCCTATAATAATATGATGGATTTATAAAGAATATGCTTAATTTTAGATTATTGC